ATGGAATATAATATCAGTTCTTTTGCAAGCAGGTATTAATTTACCAGTACCTACATAAGCTACTAAAAAGTTATTTATAATATCTTCAAGTTTTATATAAGAATAACTATTATAGTTATCTTCAACAGCTTGACCAAAAGCATCTCTATTACCGTATTGTCCGCCCTCTAAAGATTTTAACTGTATTACAACGCTGGTATTTAGCGCTAAAAAATCTGCAATAGTTATAACATTATCTGCTACGGTGTATGGTAAGATATATTCGGTATATGTTAATACCCCAGGCAATGCAGTATAAAGCTTAAAATTATTTAAAGCGTAATTTGTTTGTAAAGGATCACTGCTTCCAAGTATTAAATTAGTATCAAATGTAGCTGTAAACTTTTGACCAGTACCTGCTATTGATAAAAACCGTTGAGAACCAGCATAGTATTGCTCATTATTTTCAGTTATTAATCCCATGTTTTATTATGATTTTTCGTTTATGTCTTCTTGTTGTATTTGTTGTGAAGCTACTTGTATAATTGTAGGGTCTTGTATTATAACACCAGAATATAAAAGTATACCTGTTATAACATCTACTTGTTCTGAAGGATGTAATTCAAAATTTATAGATATAGTTGGGTTGTATATGTACTGCCCTAGTCCACCAGTAGTGAATCCCCATTTAATTTGATCAGGCTTTTTAATATAGCTTATTTTAATGTTAGAAACTATAGCAGGTGGAAACACCTGTATGCGTTCGTTTTCGTATAAAAATATTGGTTGTGATATTGTAGCTGCAGTTAATGGAGATTTTTGAATTAAGTAAAATTCGTTTCGCTCTACCATTTGTACCATCTTAACATCTTTGTGTATAACTGTACCAAGTCTATAGAAAGTTGATGGATACAATTGAACTAATATAGTGCTTGCTGTGGGTGGTGCGGCGGCAAAAGTTACAATGTTTGTAGTTGTAGAAATTGTTGCTTGAGCAGCTGTTTGCTCAGTTCCATTTAAAAGTATTTTAATTATAGCTCCTTGTGATTGAGCTACCGTCCAGTTAGTTATAGTAAACTTGTCTACCGCTGGATTTGGTGCTATAAAAGTTTGTGTTGAAGTTGCTACTGAAGTGTTTGATGGCAAGTTAAAATAAGGAGCAGCATAAACCGCTGGATCTATTCTTTTAAAAATATCTAATTTTTCTTCTAGATTTTTTACTCTATTGGCATATTCGCTATCGTTTTCTGGGATACGAAGCTGTTGATTTAAGTCACTCGCATACTTTTCGAATATACCTTGTTGAACTTGATTACCAACTTTGTTAAATTCGTCTGGAGTTATATACCCTCTTTGTTGCTGGTTAAGTATTAGCAACACAGTTTTATAAACTAAATCTACGTTTATAGCCATTATTTTGTTTTTTTATTATAATATAACCGACCACATTTAGCAGCCGGTATATTAATTATTACATGTTAATCTAAGTTTTTCTCTACAGATCTAAAAACTTCAACACCTTCGTCGGTTTTAAAGTAAGCAGCCATAGCAGAATAAGGATTTTCATCGAAAGGTACTGTCATTAGTTTTCTTCCATTTGATCCCCATGTGAATGTTCTTTGATCTTGTGACAATTTAATTATGCCAGCTTCTTGAGCTCTAATAGCTACATTTCTAAGATGAACATTTTCATCATTTGCAAGTTCTATGAACAAAGCAGGATTTCTTCGAGCGAATAATAACAAATCTCTTTTAAGTTCTTTAGAACTCATGTTACTAACCTCAGATCCAACTTCAACTCTCATTATAGCTTCAGCTTGATCAATGTCTATGTCACGAGCTGCATTCACTGCATCGTTTTGTAAGAATAATATATCTAAATCATCTTCAGCTTGTTCAACAGCGCTAAACTCTTCATATAGTTTGCCTATCAATGGATGATATAAACTTAATAACATTTGAAGATTTTGTTGTTCCTTTGGAACCTTTAAAGATCCATCTAAAAATCTAATATGTCCCATGGTACATTCACCTTTTTGTTCATCTACTAATGGTGAGTCTTGGTTTGTAGCATATCTTATTTCCCTTTGTTTGCCAGTATTTTTATCAAAATACAATAAAGCATGTTTTCTTGTATGTCTACCGGGTAATGTTAAAGTTAAAGGTGTTTTATTTCCTTTTAAGTAATATACTCTATCTTTTATTTCCCAACTTGGTTTTGTTGGTTTTATAGTAACTTTAGTTACTTCTTGCTGAGGAGCAACCTCAACTTTCTTTGCTGGTGCTTTTTTTGCAGCCATAATATAATATAATTAAATAATTTAAAAGTGTGACAATAGCTAGTATATAATAATAGTAAGGGGCTATCGTCACTATGAGTAATAATTACCCCCGTTGTTTTAACGAGGGTAACATTACATTAATTTTGAATCCTTAGATTCCTTTGAATAATACAAAGTTGTTAGCAGCTTGAGTGATCAGACAT